GACCTCGCTCCATATCCTATCGATTGGAAAGACAGAGATAGGTTTCATTATATGGGTGGAATGATTAGAGGTATTGCAAAACAATTAAATGTTAATGTTCGTTGGGGCGGCGATTGGGATTCTGATGGTGAAACAAAAGATAATCGTTTCGATGACTTAGTTCATGTGGAGATTAAAGGGTAATGGCACGAGTAACTAAAAAAAATAAAGCACAAGTAAATAAACAAATATGGGATAAAGTAAATAATTCTCATAGACATAGGTGGCAAAGTGTAAGTCAAAAAGGATATGATTTTTATCTAAACGAACAACTTACAAAAGAAGAACTTACGATGTTGGAAGAATCTGGAATGCCAACATTCACTATAAATAGAATAACACCTATTATAGAAATAATGAAATACTTTGTAACTGCTAATGACCCTAAGTGGAAAGCAGTAGGAGTGACTGGAGATGATACAGATATTGCTCAAGTGCATGCTGACATAGCAGATTATTGTTGGTATTTATCAAATGGTAAATCTTTATATAGTCAAGTAATATTAGATTCACTTACTAAAGGATTAGGATATTTTCTTGTAGATATAGATAGAGATGCTGATAGAGGAATGGGAGAAGTTTGTTTTAAAAGACTTGACCCTTATGATGTATTTGTAGACCCTGCTAGTAGAGATTTTTTATTTAGAGATGCAAACTTTATTCAAATAAGAAAAAATATTGCAAGAGCAAGACTTGTAAATATGTTGCCACAATTTGAAGCAAAAATTAAAAAAGTAACAAAAGGAAGTGATGTAGTATCATACTCACAAAGAGATATTGATTTTACAGATAGCATACAAGCAGAAGATTTGACATATGGTGTTAATATGGATGCTGAAGACGATGACATTGTGCCATACTATGAAACATATAGTAAGAAAAAATTTAAATACTATAATGTATATATAAAAGTTGAACCATCTCCTGCTCAATTAGATTTATTAAAAGAACAAATACAAGAAGCATTAGAATCTTTTAAACAAGAAGTAGAAGTAGGTTTAATTGAAAAGCAAATGCAAATTGAACAACAAGTTCAAGAAGGTGAAATTATTCCAGAACGAGCAAAGTTAATGGTTGAAAATTCTCAAAAAATGGGAGTTCAAGCAATTAAAGAAAAAGAAATGGAATTATTATCACAAGCTCAAGATGAAGCTACAATTATTAAACAGCAAGTAATGTCAAATGCTGATTACAATATTTTAAAACAAAGTAAAGAAGTTCAAAAAAATATAATAGATGCAATTGAATTTTATGAAAATAGAATTGTAAAGACTGTAAGTGTAGGAGATGATACATTTTTATATGAATCTATTATTCCTATAAACGAATATCCAATTGTACCAATTTCTTATATGTACACAGGAACTCCATATCCAATGAGTGCAGTAACTCCACTTATAGGTAAACAACAAGAAATAAATAAAGCACATCAAATAATGCTTCATAATGCAAACTTGTCTTCTAATCTTAGATGGATGTATGAAGAAGGTTCGGTCCCTGAAGATGAATGGGAAAAGTATTCATCAGCGCCTGGAGCATTGTTAAAATACAGAAGTGGATTCTCTCCACCTACTCCAATACAACCAGCTCCAATTAATAATGCATTCTTTACTGTTGTACAACAAGGTAAATCAGATGCAGAATACATTAGTGGTGTACCTAGTGCAATGATGGGATTTTCTCAAGACCAAGCAGAAACATATCGAGGATTACTTGCAAATGATGAGTTTGGTACTCGTAGATTAAAAGCATGGATGAATAGTATAGTAGAACCATCACTTGAACATTTAGGTAGAGTATTTAAAATGTTAGCACAAAAACATTATACAGTTGAAAAAGTATTTAGAATTGTACAACCTGAAGCAAATGCTCAAGAAGAAAAAGAAGTAAGAATTAATATTAATATGTATAATGATTATGGTAGAGCTATTGGTAAATATAAAGACTATGCATCTGCAAGATTTGATATAAGAATAATAGCAGGTGCAACATTACCATTAAATAGATGGGCATTGTTAGAAGAATATTTTAAATGGTATCAAGCAGGATTAATTGACGATATTGCAATGTTAGCTGAAACAGATATTAGAAATAAAGATAAAATTGTTGAAAGAAAATCAATGTTATCTCAAATGCAAGGTCAATTACAATCTGTACAAGGAGCAATAAAAGAAAAAGACGGAACAATAGAAACACTACAACGTCAATTAGTACAAGCAGGTATTAAGATGAAAGTAGGAGATGCGTCAAATGAAATACGAAAAGATGTTCTTGAAACTGAAGCACAACAAAAACTTTTAAGAGGAATGTTAAAAGTTGAGTTTCAGAAAATGAGAGACGAAATGAAAAACGACATGGAATCTAGTAAGCAAGATGTTGCTCAAAACGAGCAATCTTAATTATTGCATTTTAGATTTTATAGTTGCTAAATTAAAACAACCTAAAAATAGGAGATAGTATGTCAGAACAAGTAGGTAACGCTCAAGTAGCCCCCGAAAGTACAAACGTACAAGATGCAGTTATGAGTAACTCAAGTGATTTTTTTGAATCACTAGATAGAGAAGTTAATGGCGGCATATTAGACGAACAACAACAACCAACCTCGGTACAAAGCGGTAACACGCAGTCGAGCCCCAATGTAGAAGTTCAAACGCAAGATGACAGTGAAGTCTTGCAAAAACGATATAGCGATTCAAGTAGAGAGGCTAAAAGACTCAATGGAAAACTAAAAGAAATTGAACCTTATATGCCTATTCTAGACGCTATGCGTGAAGACCCTAATTTAATTTCTCATGTAAGGAATTATTTTGAGGGCGGAGGTCAGGCCCCACAATCAATGAATCAACAATTAAATCTTGATGAAGATTTTGTTTTTGACCCTGAAGAGACATTTCAACAACCTGATTCCGATTCTGCAAAAGTAATGGGTGCTACAATCGATGGTATTGTACATCGTCGTTTAAATAATACACTACAAACTCAAAAAACTGAAAATGCAAAAATGGCTAAAGAAGCTCAATTCAAGCAAAAGATGGATATGTCTGATGAAGAATGGAGTACATTTACTGATTTTGCTAAGAGTAAGTCTTTAGAGCTTGAAGATATATATTACTTAATGAATCGTAAGAACAGAGATAGTCAAATTGCTGATTCAACGAGACAAGAAATTCATGATAAGATGAGAGAAGTACAATCTCAACCTAGCACACTTGCAACACAAGGTAGTGTTTCCGTTGAGAGAAGTGCAGACGATAATGTTTTTGATTCAATTTTGGGTACTGATAGCGAACTAGAAAAGGCTTTCAGTATATAAAATTATATTGTTAGCCATTAACTCAAACTAAAGAGGTACTAAAATGGCTGATGTATTCGGCATGGAAACATACGGAAGTTCTCCTGATGCAGGGCATAGTGGAAGCACTACTATACCTGACACAGGTGACCTTAGACGTAGGTACAATTTTGGAGATAGAGTTTCTGAACTTTCAATAGCTCAAGACCCTTTTTTCAGATTTGTATCGCAAGTAGCAAAAAAACCAACAGATGACCCTCAGTTCAAATTTACTGAACAAAGAGGTTCATATCACAAACGATACGCTTATGTATCAAACCACGGAACTAGCGCTCCATCTTCATTATCAGGAAACAATGCAACTGTAACACATACAAACGTAGATGCTGGAGATGTATATTTTTTCTGTATGATTGGTGATTATAAATCAGCAGGTAATATTCAAACTATCCATGGTCAATCAGCAACTGATGTATTACCAGGTTCTTCTGGTTCTCAACCTCAGTTCTTTCTTCCAAATTCTGTAATAAAAGTTCCTTATATTATCGCTGGTTCTGATAATTTTAATGATTCTGAAAATGAAGGTAATTGGGATGATTCAGGTGGAACAACTAATGTAGCAACTACTCCAGACGATTATCTTTTAGCTAAGATATTATCTGTAGACTTAGTTTCTGTATCAAATGCTGTTGTATTAAAAACAGAAATAGTAAGTAAAGGTTCAGCTACTGATGATGTTGAATTAACATCTTACTATAAAGCTGGAGATGCATTAGACGCTATAGATATTTCAGGTAAATCAATTTCTGATTATCTTGAAAAGAAAAGAAGCTACGTTGTCGGTTCTGCTCATTCACAAGGTTCTGGTTACCCTGAGTCTTGGAAAGACCAACCTTACTCAAGCGCTGTTGGATTAACTCAAATCTTTAAAACTGCAATGGCAATGGATAATACTACAAGAGCAACTGTTCTTAAGTATGAACCAAATGAATTTGCAAGAATTTGGAGAACAAAGTTAATTGAACATAAGTATGATATTGAACAAGCGTTATTGTTTGGTTCTCAAGTAGTTGATTCTTCTGGAGCTCAATATACTGAAGGCGCTCTTAGTTTTATTACTAGTTATGGTAATATCTTTGATGGCTCTGGTATTGGCGGAACTGGTTCAAAGTCTCAAGATGACTTTCTTGATGATATGTCTCAATTCTTAGACCCAAGATACAACAATGCAAGTGCAACTCTATTTATGTGTTCTACTGAAACATACAATTGGATGCATAAACTAAGTGGATACTTTTCAGCTAATGTTTCTAAAGTTAGTGAT